CTCGAAAAGCTTGAATTTCTGTTTCAGCCCGCTCGCCTTAAAATTGCTTATGGTGGTCGCGGTGGAGGCAAAACAGACGGATATGCGATAGCTTTAATCATCCTCTCTATGAAGATGAAGCTGCGCATACTTTGTTTGCGTGAAATCCAAACTTCTATCGAGGAAAGCGTTAAGGAGACTATCGAAAGTTATATTGCATTCTATGGCTTAACTGATCAATTCGATATTAAAGAAAAGTCTATCACTTGTATCCGTACAGGTTCTAGATTTATCTTCTCCGGTTTGCGCTACAAGATCAACTCTATCAAATCGCTCGCCAAGATTGATATTGCATGGGTGGAGGAAGCCAATAACGTCTCTGCTACCTCCTGGGACAAACTCATGCCCACAATTCGTGGTAAGCATGAGACCGATCCTAACGGCATGGGTGGACCATTTAAGCAAGGGCCTGAAATTTGGATGACGTTCAATCCTGAATTGGACGATGATGAGACATATAAACGTTTCGTTTTGAATAGAGAAACCTACGCTCCTGATTACGATATCAATCCTAAAACTGGAGAGAAGGAGCGCTATGCTTATGTAGTTAAAATTAACTACACTGATAACAAATGGTTTCCATACGATTTGCAGCGCGAAGTAAATCTGATGAAAGCCAATAACTACGTTAAGTATTTGGAAATTTATGAAGGCAACACGAAGCAAACCTTAGACGGTGCGATCTATGCTGAGGAGATTTTAAAAACTTTACAGGATGGCCGCAGGTGTCACGTCCCGCATGATCCTTCTAAGCCTGTGATCACAGCATGGGACTTGGGACATTCCGACAAGACCGCTATTTGGTTTATTCAGCGCGCGGGGATGGAATACAATATCATAGACTACTATGAGAACAGGCTTAAGAAGGCTCCGCACTATTTTGAAATCATGCAGAGCAAGCCTTACAATTATAGTGTGATCTATCAGCCTCATGATGCTGACAATGAGACTTTAGCGGCTCGCTCAATTTCGAGCATGACCAGGAAAGCTTTTCCGAACGCTAAAGTTATCGTGGTTCAACGGCCTTCCAAGAAAGCTGTTGGCATCAATGCGGCGCGCACGATTTTCGAGCTTTGCAATTTTGATGAAAAGAACACTGCTGATGGCTGGCAATGTTTGTCGAGATATGCGTATAAGGTGAATGAGGAAACAGGCAGCTTTTCGCGTGAACCTGATCACGATACTCCGTGGTCGCACGGTGCTGACGCTTTCCAGACATTTGCGCTATCATTGAAAACTGAAACTGATACTAAAAAGAAAATTGGTGGTCCTCCACCTAATAAATTTAATAGAAATCAGCCTAGGGGCTGGATGGGACATTTGTAGTCATGGCTCACAATCCTGAGTTGGTAGAAGAACTGCTTGGTAAACAAGTAGCTGAGTTATTTGACGGCACTGTCGAAGTTGTGCCTTCCGATGGCTCTACTGTGGGCGTTGGTGACACCTTAATTTTTAAGCTTAAGGAAAAAGCCGATTTTCAGCCTCGTCAATTTATCGTCACTGTTGGAAAATAAACAATGGCTTGGTCTACCTCATTCATTGACGAAGAAACAGAAATCATTATTGAAGCGAAGAAGCGCTTTCGCATTTGTGAGGATTGGGAAGCTCAGGCTAGAACTTATTTTGAGTATGATTACAAATTCGCCAATGGCGATAGCAACAATATGTATCAATGGGACAAGTGGGTGATTGGTGATCGCCAGACCAATCAGCGCCCATGTTTGACCATTAACAAAACTCAGCAACACAATCTGCAAATCATCAATGATGGAAAGCAGAATAAGCCTGGAGTGACTATCCGTCCTGTCGGTGGTGATGCTTCATTTGAAGCCGCTCAGGTGTTTCAGGAAGTTGTTCGGCATATTGAATATATTTCAAATGCTGAAAATGTCTATGACTATGCCGCTCAATTTCAAGTGAACGCTGGATGGGGTTATTGGCGCGTAGTTATTGAACCTATCGCAGACGATAGCTTTGATAAAGAAGTTTACATTAGGCGCGTCAAAGACCCTAGATCAGTTTATTTAGACCCATTTATTAATGAAGTTGACGGCTCAGACGCTCGCTTTGGCTTTATCTTTGAAGACATGCCAAGGGATTTGTACGAGGCTTCTTATCCCAAGTTTAAAGATGTTGGCAATGCTACGCTAGGATTTAATACAGATAGCTACGGCTGGATACAGCAAAACACTGTTCGCGTAGCTGAGTATTTTAGGAAAACTCAGAAGGAAGATAAGCTAGTTGCTTTTATTCTTCCTGAAACTGGTGAACAGATTATATCCAAGTGGAGCGAGCTTCCTAAGGAAGGTAAAGATATCTTCCAGGAAATTAAGAAGCGCGAAGGAAACATTCCTCTTGCTGAGCGCACTTATCGTGAGCGTGAAACTGTTAGTGATGACATCGAAGTTATCAAAATTGCCGGTAACAAGATCATTGATCGTCAGCCTTGGCTTGGGAAATACATTCCTATTGTTCGCTTGATTGGTACTGAAACAATCATTGATGGTATTTGGGATTGCAAGGGTCATACTCGCGCTTTGCTTGATCCTCAGCGCATCTACAATATTAATTCATCTGCGAACGTTGAATTTGGAGCATTGCAGACCAAATCTCCTATCACCGCTCCTGTTGAAGCAATTGAAGGCTTTGAGGATATTTACGCTAGAGCGAATATCGATAACATGGCTGTGCTTCCATACAATGGCTTGAACGAGCAGGGTCAACCAATCCCTCCTCCTCAGCGCATGCAAGGGCCTGTCGCATCGCAGGCTTATGTTGAGCAAATGAAGATTGCTCAGGAAGAAATGATGATGGTGTCTGGTCAGTATCAGGCACAGATGGGTGAAAATGAGAATGCTAAATCTGGCGTAGCTATCAATGCGCGTCAGCGTCAAGGCGATAGGGCAACTTATCATTTCATTGACAATCAGGCTATTGCAATTCGCTTCACTGGAAAAATTCTAATCGACTTAATTCCTAAGGTTTACGATACCGAGCGGGTTATCAGAATTGAGGCTCGTGATGGTTCGGTTATGGATGTCAAGATTGATCCTAGCGCGCCTAAGCCTATGGAAAAGGTAGGACAGGAAAACCCACAAACTGACAACACTCAGGAAATCGCTCAGATTATCTTCAATCCTGGTGTGGGCACCTATGATGTGCAGTCTGATACTGGCCCCTCGTTTGCCACTAGAAGGCAGGAAGCGTTTAACGCCTTAACGCAAATTGCAGCTCAGAATAAAGAATTCATGGGTGTTGCTGGCGATATCTTGTGGAAGGTTGCGGACTTCCCTGAGGCTCAGGTTCTGGCTCAGCGTTGGCGCAAGATCATTCCAAAGAATATTACTGGTGACGGCATCGATCCTGCCATTGAAGAGACCATGAACAAGGCTGCTGATCATATCCAGTTGTTGCAGGGTCAATTGCAGGAAATGATTAAGAAGGTTGAAGATAGAGAGACCGAATTTGCCCTTAAGGCTCGCGAGATAGAGCTTAAGGAGCGCGCCACTAGCGATGAAATGACTATGAAGGCGTTGAAGGAAGTCAGAGACGACTTTGATGCATTGAGCCGTCGCATCACTGCCTTGGGTAACTCTGGTCCTGCCTTCTCGATTGAGCAGATACAGCCGCTCATTAAACAGACGGTCATAGAAGCGCTTCAGAACGGCGCTGAGCTTGTTGAGGATGAGCCTTTGAATGGCAAGGCACTTCCTGGTATCAATGAAGGTGGAACGCCTATAGAGCTTCCTGAGCCCACAGAGAGCGCAGCGCAATGAGCTATGACCCACATAAGGACGAAATAAAATTAGCATTAAATCAAAACGTTAATTCTAATGAATGCGGTTCATGTCATTTTTTTGAACGTAAAGAATTTAATGAATTTGTAGTTAATGGAAGATGTAAGTTTAGATTGCCTCCTACTAGAGTTTATTCTAAGCAAACATGGGATGCTGAAAGTCAACCTTTAGATACTGTTAATGACACAGACAGTTGTGATTTTTGGAAATCGACAGGTAAAACTTATATTGTGTCTAAGAGAATTAAACCATGAGCAATCTGTCTAGAAAATTAAAAGACCCGTCTGATGTTATCGTAGAAAAGACCGCTGGTGAAATGGCAGGTGTCTTTTATGACGCTGCGCGCTCTAGCGGGATGACTGCTATTCAACTTCAAGGTAAGAAAATCAATCTTCTTAATTACAAGTCACCTAGAAGCTTTGCGCGTCGTCACCTGGAGAAGTTCATTCCTGCTGCTGTACATGCTCTGATTGAAATCATGAGCCGTGATACCACTCCTCCTGAGCAGAAGGATGTTATTTATAATGCCATCATGGAGAGGGTGAATGATCCCGATCTAGATATGATGGCTAAGACCGCAGGTGATTTGCCGGAATTCGAGAATACAGTTTTGTATAAGTCGGATCAGGAAAAGCCTAAGCCAGTTATTGTAAATGCTACCGCATTCAACTTTGATAATAAGAAGGTGTGATGATGGCTAAGAAGTCCAAAGGTTTGCCCGTTGAAAAGCTTGGCGCCAGCAAGGCTACTAAAGCTAAGCCTATCCCGGTTAAAATCATTAGCGATACTGCTCATCCTAAAGAGGATGAGAAATGGCGTGCTGAGGATGATCTTAGAGCTTTGCAGCGCGCTAGAGAGATTGAAAACGACAAGGCTCGCCTGAAGGCCGCTAAGGCCATAGCCAAAGAAAATATGGCAGCTTTAAA